GATCTTTAGCTCGTCAGAGCGTTCGCCTAGCTTGTGCTTAGCACCAACAACAGCTGCTGCTGTTAGATAGTTGGAGGCAGTTGCACCGCTAGTACTTTGTGAAACGTCCCAGACATTATCGGCTAGGGCTGTCTCGAACATGCCCGCAAACATATCCACCAATGTGGTGGAACGGAGCACGTTGATGGCTTGAGCCAATTGGTTGCGGATTGCAGCCATTGGATCCGCGCCTGTACCTAGACGGGACAGGTCGTCACATGCATACGCGAAACCTCTGTGGAGGATCGGCATGATTTGCTCGTCGCCAGTGATGGCTTGAGGTGTTAAATAGCCTTCGCCACTTGTTCCCCAAGTCGCGTTCGACTGGATTCGCTCTTCTGTTGGATTGATCGGACGGAAAAATGGAACCTGGACAGATACACCGCCGCGCTTGGCGTCGAGTGCGTTGTCACGTACAACGGCTCCAGATTGGACCCATTTGCACTGGTTATAAATTGCTTCCTGGATGTACTGAAGAAATTCAGGACGGGTAACTAAGTCGGTGAGGAATGTTCCTCCCGAATAGTTGGCCATAGGGGCGGCCATAAGCCTTACTCCTCTTTGTTAAATAGGTGTGCCGTGGATCACCCTTAGCGTTGAGCCTCAGTTTTAAGAGCCTGCGCTAGTTCTGGGTTCTCTTTCTGTAATTGCATAGCCTCGGTCAAGTTCCCGTCACGAAAAGGATTTGGCCTACCTGGGGCAACGGTCGCGTCGGATGTGCCCATCCCACGAGTACCGCTTGCGCCGAAGTGGTGTTGCCATTGCTCAGAATTTTTGAGGTTCGTTAGATAGTTATCTAGTGGTTGCTCAACACCCCCGTCGAGCATCACTGGTTCGCCATCATCACTAACTCTTAAACCTGATTGCATTAGTACATACATTTGTTGCGCGTTTAACGCTCCAGCCTGACTAATGCGTTGCAAGGCCATAGCTCGCAGTTGTTCTTGCTCGCGTTCACGAACCACTGATTCGTTACGTGCTTGCAGCTCTACAATCTGCTGCTCGTTTGCGGAATTGGTTTTCTTGGCCTCTTCCCACAAACGTTTGAAATCACCCTGCTCCTCCATAGATTTATGGACGGCAGCCTTTTGTATGTTTTTGACTTGCTCTAATTCCTGTTGGAGTTGAACAAGTTGGGTTCTTGATTCATCCGCTTCTTTCTTTGCTTGCTTGGCGTGCTGATTAGCTAAACCAAGCTTGTGCTTCAGAAGATCTTCACCGGCACTGTCGGTCGGATCATTCGCTGGTGCGCCAACGGGGCGGATAGGCTTGTTGAGTAACGCGGGATCGATGGCCACAGGCGCATCGGTGGTAGCCACGGGCATACCATCCGCTGATTCCTCAGACATTAAGAAAATACAGGTTTACCTTAGTAGTTTAGTGTATTTTTAGGGAGTTGGTTACCATTTTCCGACTGGGCAAGTCGCCTTCCTGACTCTGGTCTTGGCAGCTAAAATACATCCGCACTTTTTACAGTGATTATCGTCACTCTTGAAATGACAAGTTGAACAGATATCTAAACGTTTCTTGGGATTAGTTACCCCACCAGTGGCTAGCTGTATAAATGCTTCAAGTAGGCCCTTGACTATTTTTACCAACCTAGAACCTCTACTCCTTTTTGCTTGTCATCGTAGAGCCAGTCAGCAGGGCTAGCGTCGTAGAGATTATTACGGCGTATGTGGCGTCGAATCGTTTGCCAATCTCCGGGCACGCAGCCAGCCCTTCCCCCTTTGCGCAGAGATGAATCCCCCACCCGAGGGTCACTATTTGGCTGATGAAGACAACAGCCAGAGTTGTTAGAAGAAACTTCTCGCGTCCGTTCACTTCTTCTTGCGGAGGTTTTCATTACCAAGCCTATCTGTTCCTATCCACGTTTCCATGGTCCCTTGATTCCCATTGCACCTCCTAGCGGACCATCCCCTGGCTCATCAGTATGAATTGGGCCTCTGGGTGGGTCAAGACGCTCCATTGCCTTTGCAGCGTCCTCTATCTCACTGTCAAGCTTATGGCTCAGAGATGTTCGGAACTTCTGAGCCGTTGCGTATCGCCTGAACTTATCTAAAGCACTTACGCTTGAAAAAGTCCATAACCACTTGACGCGGAACTGCTTTAGTCCTTTGGGAGGTTCTTGGGCTTTAACGACGTTAAAGCTTGAAATACAAGCTGAATAACTGAGTTGGATTTCAACTTTGATAAACCTATGATTTCAGAAACTGCGGTGACTAAAATCCAGAACCAGGGTTCTTGTAGAAAATCCATTATCGAGGTGTAAGACTTGGGTTCACATTAGCCTGATTATGGCCAATAATCGCTTCTATACCTACTGGAACGATGATGGCAATGACCATGACCAATGCCAGCGCTTGAGCTACCTTCTTTTCAAGGTCGCCAATTCGTTTGAATAGCTCCTTCTTGGTTTGGTCATCCGCTTGTTTTTCGTTTAGTAATTGATTGACATGAGCCTTAAGCGTGGCCAACTCACGTCCTTGTTCGTATTCGTCCATTTTTCCCTTCAGTAGGTGCCTCCCTCTATTGTTACAAGTTCTAACGTTAAATTTTTTGCGGTTCCGGTATTAACAATTGGGCTAGTTACTGATACAGCTTGGACAGAGTTAGCTGCTAACAGTCCCTGTGCAGCAGTCGCATAGGCTGTGGAGTCAGTAGCCGCTGCGCCGAGCGGGGCCATGCCTTCTAGTTCGCGCTTGTCGTCCCTACTACGTTCGCGTTCTGCTTCGCTTACTCGGCCACGTAATGGGGTGCCATTGCCCCAGCCGTGATTCAACTTGGGGCCGAATATTTCAATATCGACTGTGTTAATTGCAAAGTCACCCTCGTTGCCTAAATCAGGAGCGGGGCGACCTTGACTTGTACGAATTGTGTTGCCGTCAGTTCCTGCAAAACCGTTCGCGCCAGTCGGACCTGTTGGGCCATCTAAACCTTGCGGACCCTGGACGTGACCTGCATTGATGATTCCACCATCGGATAAACCGATAACTAAATCACCACTCACAATTGCAGCGGATACGACGGAAACAGAGTTAACCATCAGATGTTGCTTCTACTAAAGGTGGAGGTGGTAGCTCAGCGGGAGTCGGCTTCCGCCGCCGCTTTCGCGTTTCGTCTTTGAGTCGTTTTGCTGACTCCTTCTCCGCGTACTCCGATTCCGCGTCGTCGGAGCGACGCCTCTTGCTCGGCCACCATGGTCCCGGAATCCATACTGGGGACATTCTTCTCTTTCTCCGCTTGTTTTAGGCGAACCTTTGTTAGTTCGCTGTCAAGGTCTACTGTATCGGGCAGGATCTCTCCTTGCTTCAATATCTCAAGGAAGGTCTTGTCTGTGATTAGACCCGCTGTCGCTAATTGGCCTACTACACTGATGTCCTGACCGAGGAGACGGTAGAAGTCGAAATCACGGTCCAGTGTGATCTTTGGGGGTTTCTTGCCTACATATCTAGCGGCCATGTCGTAAGCACCCTGTAAGGCGCTTTCTAGTTCCATTGAAATGATTGAGAGAACTGAGTTGGCTTGCGCTTGGTCGATTCGTTTTGCATCCGCTGATTCAGCGACGAATTTTTGGCCTAGCAGTTTTGTGACGCCTAAATTTGTCATCTGGCTTTCCAGGCTTGTTAATTCCTCTTGCTGCGCACGGAAACTGCCTGAATCACATTGGATGTAATAAGCCTTCGTTCCAGGGTCCATTGCTATGGCGTAGTTGACGCCTAGAGAGGTTTCGTCTGGTCCGTTGTTCCAGCCCTCTAAAACCAGGGTTGGCATTGCTGCTAAGTGGAGTGCGTGGATTAAGTCGGCTTGGCGTTGGTAGTGGCAGATGTTGATTGAAGCGATATCTATTAGGGGTGGAGTGCTCGTTAGCATTCCGATCCGGTTTGTGTAGATCGGGACTAAAGGGATTTGGTCCAGGCTGTATTCACCACCGCCTGTACGACCTTCGGAATTCCAGGTTTCGTAGCGGCCAGGACGCACCACCAGCATTTGTTGTTCGCGCTTTTCGCCGAATTCGCCGTCCGCTTTTGTTATCCAGCGGTGGATGCGGACTTGGGTTAGTGGGGAGCTGGGGATTGGGTTCTCTTGACGCCAGCCCCAAATGGTGGGGGCTTCGATGTTTACGAAGTAGGGGCGGCGGCCTGATGAGATTTCGTCGCGTAATGTGCGGATGTTGGATTCGGCAGGGAAGTCCACCAGAATTGCACCGTGGCCGTACATCAAGGCTTTTACTAGAGCCTTGCGGCAAAATTCGTTTACTGAACTGCCTAGACCGTTTACATCCTTAGAAAATTTTTGCCAATAACGGTCGCCGTCGATTCGGATTGGGCGCCGTAGCACCATGCCCGCTGCATTCTCGATTAGACGTTGGGTGTAAGGAGATAAGACGCTGCGGCTTACTCGTACCAGATAGGCTTCGTCGTCTTCACGGGGTTCTTGCTGGAGGTAGGTTCGGCAGTTATTTCGTAGATATTGGGTGCCGCTCATTACGGCTTGCATTGTTTGCCAGCCCGGCATCATGTCGAATACCGCGCTGTCACGTTGGAAGGGGGTGCCCGTTCCACCCCCGAGGGTTTGGTATTCAGTTGAAACCAGCGCGGCTCCTGATACTAAATTTCTATATGGTTCCATATCCTCATTCTAGGGTGCTAATCGCACCCTAGAACTTGGATGGCTGTTGGCTGTTTTGCGAGCTTTAGCTCGCTTAATAAAGGCGATGGGACGTAGTGCCCATCGAAGAAGGCTTAGCAAGATTAAAGAGCTGGAGACACAAATAACCCATGGCGTCAAAGCTATGATCCACACCCAGTTTTTTATTTGGGAGGCCAGTGTTCTCTTCGTAGACCAAAGTGCGGAGTGATTTGATGAGTTGCTTGCAACGAGGGTGTATGTAGATACGCGGATTGCCTTCATGATCTTGGAGACCCATGTTTACTGCTGTTATTTTGTCGCGTACTTTCCATGGGGATTTGGGAGATTGAACTTTGAAACCTGCACGGCGCAGGATGGCGTGGTCTGTTGCTCCTACTCCTGATGTCTTGCGGGCGCCACCAGTGGGGTCGGGGCACGCGATTATCCGACGCTCCAGGCCGTATTTGCGGGTTACTTCTTCGCAGAATTCCCAGGTGGTGCAGCCGCCGCTGATTACTATTTCGTCGAAGATGTGGAGGTCGTCGTCTACTTTTACTGCGCAAACTGCGCTCATTGGGTCAACGTTAAAGTCAATGCCCATGAGAAGAGATAGATCTGGTATGTCCTTGATCGTCGGGGTGATGTTCGCTTCGGAGAAATTGGCGGCGACAAGTCCAGACAGATTCTCAAAACTTGCTTCGAATTCTTGTCTGAATGTACGACG